CTGTAGGCGCAACGTATCACGTAGCTGTTGTTACGAGAGATAAGTGGAACAACACGAATGACAAAGATACGGCGCCTAGCCGAGATGTACTGGTATCTATGAAGTCCGACGTGCCGAACGCTCCGACTAATTTTAAACTCACGTTCGGTGATACCGCTAAGGTATCGTGGGATGAAGTAACGAATACCGATGTTGCGTTTTACGAGATACGGACGGATACCGTTGTGGGTACAAGTGCAGGGCTGTTGCTCCGTACAACGGATATACAAGCGTCTTTGACGCTTACCGACAGAAGCGGCAATCTATACGTATTTGCACGTAACGTAATCGGCCAGTACAGCACAGGAGCTACCGTTTCGTATAACAAGCCGAAGCCTAAAGCACCTACTAACATTGAAGTCAAGGCGTTACAAGGCGGCATTGCCGTGAGGTTTGCGGCTATTCCGTCAGGGTGCAAAGGCGCTAATGTGTACATCGACAACGACGTATTCTTCACCGCCGCAAACGTGTTCCAGACGATACTACAGCCTAACGTGTACAACGTGAAGGTATCCTATGTAGACCTGTTCGGCGAAGGCGAGATAAGCGGTCAGCAGGCCGTAACGGTCAAGTTTGAAGTTACTAAAGATATGCTAGATAGAGAGACCCTAGGCCTTGACGCTATCGATAAAGCCATAGCTAAAATCGAAGACGATGTGGGAGTGGTTAAGTCCGACATTACAGGCACTCAATCCCGTATCACACAGTTATCGAACAGCGTTGATTTACGGATTAACAGCTTAGACGGTAAAGAGCTTATCTCACGAATCAACTTGTCGCCGACAGGTACACGAATCGACGGCAGACTGTTACACGTTACAAGTGACGCCGTGTTCGACCAGAACGTCATTACGAAAGGCATGATACAAGCAGGAGCGGTGACAGCCGATAAAATGCAGGTAGATAGCTTATCGGCTATTACACAGAATGTAGGCGAACTTCACGGCGGTACGATAATCGGCGGTACGTTCCGTAACAACGACAGCAGTTTCCAAGTGTTACCTAACGGCGACATTATCGGTGCTAATATCATCGGTAGTCGTATCGACGCTAAGTCTGTATTCGCCGAAGGGGAACAGCTTAAGCCTGTACACGTATCAACGCAAGTCGTTGATAGCGGCGATAAGATTGTATTACCCGAAGGGTATTCTATCGAGAAGTCGATTATATACGTGCTTGAGTATGACTTGATTAGAGATGATTATTTTGCGAGCGGTATTGTTGCAGGCACAGATTACAATGGGCAAACGCAGAAATACTACTGGATAAACACCACGGAGTATTTGCCGAACAAGACAGACTTTGGCCGCACCGACTGGATAAACGGAGATTTACCGCACCGTGTAAATGAAGAGCTAATGCGTCGTTTTCCCGTACATTTTGAAAAAAGGGAAACTAAAAGCGTAGTTGACTGGTTTAACAACCGCAACAACTTCTCTTATACGCACAGCACCTTAATGAATCAGAGAGTCGTGTGGGGAATACCTTACGTAAATCAGGGCTATTATAACGAGAATATGTTTGTGTTTTTCGGCTATCAGGCCGACGCTATCTTTCCGCAGGTACGTACAAGTCGAATGGGTCGTGGCGTAGATAGAAACGACCCCCAATTCGGAAAGCACATAGTAGGCGTAGCCGATGACGGAACGTGCTATAACTGCAAAGTTGTTTATGGCCTAAGAAGCGACCCCCAACGACTGTACACCACGTGGGGAACAGTCAAAGTATGCGTCGTATCGTTCTGGTAGAGGAGTGAGAGATTATGTATTACTACTTTCGTTCTGACGGGTTGTGTAAGGCACAGTCCGAATTGCGACTTCCGTATTCTGATTGTACGGAGATACAAGACTCCGTCAATTACGACATCTCAACAATAGCGCTTAAGGACGGCAGGATAGTAAAGCGTGAGATTAAAGAAGATGTACCGCTTACACCGCTTGAACCGTCCGAGCCGCAAGAAGTTGACTCACCCCAATTAACGGATATGCAAGAACAAATTATGGCAAGTATAGCGGAGCTTTCCGAAACGGTTGCAACTCTTGCAGAAGGGAGTGAATCCTAATGCTTGAGCTGATTTCTACTATTTTATTATTCATAAAGGAGTGGTTATATATGAGAATATTCAAAACGATGATACCTATTTACGGTTGGCAGGTTCTGAACGGCAACTACGTACTGACGAAGGAAGAAGCTACCGACGGACAGAAGGTCGTGCCTGAACGGTATGTTCCCTTCGTCGCTGAATGGCTGACGGAACGAGAAGATAAGCGAAAAGAGGACTAACCAATGCAGGTATACAACGATGAACTGCACTGCGGATCTGATTTCATTCGGCGGTATGTAGCCGATGGCCATGACTTCACAGGAGCGACGGCCGTAATGAAGGTCCAAACGGAGAACGACATCGAGCTTGTAGCCGCTGACTGTACGGTCGACGGAGACTCCGTCACGGTGAAGATACCGGACGAGAGAAGTCGAGAGATACCGAGACGGTACCGCATGGCCAAGTACGACGTATTCGTAACGAAGGGCAGCGAATACAGCTATAAGCTCGTCATGGGCGACATGAGAATAGTTTACGACGAATCAATGCATTAGAGGGGGATTTTATAATGGACGAATTGAAAGTAAAGGTGAACTTTGAAAATCCGGTACAAGTACAAGCCGTGCAGATTCCCGGATTGCCCGGCCGGGACGGACGAGACGGAGAACCCGGGAAAAATGGAGAAAAAGGTGAAGCAGGTCCTCAAGGTCCGCAGGGCATTCAAGGCGAGCGGGGGCCTCAAGGACCTCAAGGCCTGTCTGCTTATCAGGTAGCGGTTAATAATGGCTTTAGCGGTAGCGAGAGCGAGTGGATTCAAAGCTTAAAAGGGGCGGACGGTAAAGTCCCTGATATAAGCCCCATAGCTATAGAGTTAAAAAGGAAAGGGTATTGGAATGACGGGTCTCTCACTGATGTTTTAAGCGTGATAGTTAACAATAGTATCGTTCCTAAAACTCCTACAGCCTTGGCCTATACAGAGCCGAAAAAGGGTGACACGGTGTTAAAAGTGAGCGGAGAATCTCATTATAAGGTAGACGCCAACGGCGAAAATTTAACCGAGATCATTAACGGGTCGGCTGACTTGAGTATCCCTTCTTATGACAAGTCTGATATTATCGTCAACTATTACAACATGGTTGGCGATAAGGTTTCTGCGATTACTATTCAGGGGATTAAAGGGCAATCGTTTACTGATAAGAACGGAATTACGGTTTCTAAAGAGGGAACCGTTCTTACAGTTGATTTGACCAATCAGACCCCGGGGATTAGTAGCCGATACGAAATATCGGACAGACCTTCTTGGGCTTCGGACAATGTGACTGAATATAAATTTATTTCTAATAATCCTGCTAAAATCATCGGTTATAACGAACTGAAAAACGTTTCGTTAGAAGGTATATATAAGGTGTTAAGTGAACTAAAGGGTGGAATGATTAATGCGGTCTACTTTAATGTGCCCGAAAGGAAGCGTGCGATTGCTCAACAAAACGTTCTTTACGGGGTAGTTAACGGCGAGAAAAAAGTTGTGTATGTTAGAACCAAACAGCTTCTCGGAGTAATGACCAGCCCCGGGGACCAAAAAGCGACTCTCATCGACATGCACCAATATGATGATAGGATTACCGGCACTGCACCTGTATTCCTCGATAGATGTTTCGGAGAATACTATAGAGTGGTTGACGATTTATAAGGAGGTTGCGATGTGGACATGGAGCTTTACGGTTGAGAGCATTGCCGCTATCGTCGTAATTGTCAGTACTATATGCGGCGGCATATATTATCGTGGTATCTCGCCGATGTTGGAGAACATAAAAAAAGACCGCGAGAACGATATCAAATTCATCACGGCTAAGTACGATACGTTGATTGAGACGCTAAAAGAATTGAAAGAAGAAATTCGATTATCTCGGCAAGACAGAATACAGCAAGCACAGCGACACATACAGTTGGTCGGACGGGTTGAATTGTTGGAGTCACGGGTCGATGACTTACGGAACGAGTTACACGGTGATAAGCGATGAGAGAGAAAATTATTCAATCACTCAAAAAAGCGTTTCAGTCAGCAAGAGTAGCCGGAATTCATCCGACGGGAGTCATAGCAACGAGGGGACTAGTGTTAGTTATGCTGGTCCCTATTTTATTGGTTGTTGTGACGTATATTCTGACGTTCGTCAGTGGCTATGTTGACGATGACCGGGGGCGGCTTATAAGCGTCGGCATTAATATTATCGACCATATCTTCATACCGTCTGTACTGACTGCACTGGTCGGATTCTTGGCGTTGTGGGTCGATAAAGACGGCAACGGAATCCCGGACCGATTGGAAGAACAGCAACGGCCGCAAGTGCCGACGAACGAAAGAGGTGAAGGAAAGCGATGAAATACGGTATAGATGTATCCACTTGGCAGGAAGGACTCGACTTCGAACGAGCGAGAATCCTCGGTTATGACTTCTGTATCTGCCGAATAGGCTACACGGGAAACGGTCACAATCTCGATGACCTGTTCGTGCATAATATTAACGAAGCTAAGGCCAACGGCATGGAACTCGGTGTATATTACTATTCCACGGCAACGACGGTAGAAGAAGCCGAAGCAGAAGCAGACTGGTTACTCGAACAAATGAACACGTATCTCGACGGGGTAGACTTGTCGGCGGGTATTTGGCTAGACGTAGAAACGGAAGCACAACGGAACCTCGGAGCGGGCGAACTGACAACTGTCGTTATGGCGTGGGTGAACAAAATGAACGCCGCAGGCAAGTACGTCGGACTGTACGGCAGTTACGACATGTTCATGAACGGCATGAATGTTGATAGCTTGCCGAATTACGTACCGCTTTGGGTCGCTCAATATTCTAGCCGCAATGACTTGCAACTCGACAAACCGAATGCAAACGTAAAAATCTGGCAATATTCTGAATCAGGCAACGTCGACGGCGTGAATGTCGATGAAAATGTAATGTATGAGTAAGTGAAGGCGGTGAATTGATGAATTTCCCGACACTTAACGACGAAAAAACGGGCAAGTGGCTAAAACTAGCCTTATTTTGCGTTCTAACGCTTTTTTGCTTATTCGGCATATACTTTGCTGTACACCGCATAAAACAGCCGTCAGACGAGCCTGTACGAATGCGTTTATCGGATACGACGGGCAAAAAATCGGGGCGGACGGGAGCCGTTTCAACAGTATCCGTTGTTACCGCTAAAGACATACGTACCCCTTCTCGGGTAGTAAAACGTTTTATATAATC